ACTTGCCCATGGTATGCTGCTTGGGCAAAAAGTAAAAAAAATGCGCATGATACAAAATTACCATTGGCTCTAGAAAATCACGTAAAAGAAATTCATCAAATTGAAGATGGAAAAATAGATATAGAAAAAAGCGCAGAGAATTTACATAAAAAAATGCAAACTATTTTAAAACCTACGGAATGGAAGGTATATAAATTATTATATATTGAGAATAGGAACGAAGAACAAGTTGCTTCTAGTATGGGCTATAAGACTAATGAAAAAAATAGAGCTCCGGGATATAAACAAGTCCAAAATATTAAAAAAGCTATAATGATTAAAGTAAGAAAATGTATTTATGGAGATAATATAGACATATTATGAATGAAATAATTCTTACAGACGAAAATAAAAAAAAGATTTTAGAAGAATGGAATTCTCGCCCTTCTAATCCTCCGTCTTTAGCAGAATTAACTAAATTAATTTATGGAGAAGGTTTTGATGGAAGAAGTCAGCAAGGTAAACTAATCAAAAATTATCTTGCCTCAAGACAAATAATCCCTAAAAAAAGCCACGAATATGAAGCTAAAGGTATTATTGAATTAACAGATGAACAAAAAGAATATGTAAGTAACAACTGCCCAACAATGACTGCGGTTGAAATGGCAAGAGTTATATTTAAAAATAATGATCTTACTAATTTAAATCAGGAAACTAGGAGCGTTGGAGAATATATTAAAACGCTTGATACTAAAGTAATATATTCTAATCCTAATGAAATCCCAGATGGAGATTATAAACCACCAACAACTCAAAATAGATGTTTAGCAAGAATAAACAAATATGTACATGAAGGAATTGATGAAACAAAATTAACTGGGAAGCAAAAAAGAGATATCCAGTCTCTGATTGGATATCTTCATACCTATAGATTTCTTCATCAAATCAATACTTATCAAGACGAGAGTGAGCGAGAGCTATTTGAAAGTAGTTTTATTAGATATACATTTGATAAAAATGATTTAACTCAAGAAGAGGTAGACCAATACATCGTTCTTGCTACAGAAGTAGTTATATCTTCTAATATTCAAGGTACAATCCAAGCTTTACAACTTCAGTTAGATGGAGCAGTTGAAGCTGGTGAAAAAATATCTATGTCTCTTGTCGAAGCAATTAGTACAGCAAGAAATGAATATAATCAAAGCGTCGGTAGGCAACAAAAATTATTAAGCGATCTTAAAGTTAAAAGAAGCGAAAGATTGAGTAAACAAGTCAAAGAAAATGCATCAATATTAAATCTTGTCGAACTTTGGAAGGAAGAAGAAAGCCGTAAAGAGATGATTCGGCTTGCTGAGATGCGCAAGGAACTACTAGCTAAAGAAGTAGAAAGACTTAGCACCATAGATGAAATTAAAGCTAGAATTATGGGTATATCTAAGGATGAAGTCTTGAACGGATGAAATGCAAATTCAATGCAAAATTTGTAATGAATTATTCCAAGCAGATAAGTTTTTGCATCTGCATCTAAAAGCTCATAAGATTAATACGGCTGAATACTACCAGAAATACTACCCAAGGCATGATCTTCAATCTGGAGAGATGATCAATTTTAAAAATAAAGATCAATATTTTACAGATGATTTTAATAATAAAAACAATCTAAAAGCTTATGTTAAAAGTTTAGAAGAAAAAGATCTTAAAGAATTTTTAAAAGGATTATTAGTTAAAAGGAAAGAGCGTAAAGACTTAATATACTCGCCTAGTCAGGTAGAATTAAGGTCTTTGATTATGCCTTCTATAGTGACTTTTAATAAATATAAATTAAATTATTATGAAATATGTGAATCTATTGGGCTTAAAAATAAGTTCACTAATTATGAAAATGAAGAACTAAAGTTTGGAGAATCAGAAAGATATCAAATAATGATAGATACTAGAGAACAAAATCCTCTTAGATTTAAATATCAACAACAAATCGCTAAATTAGACTTTGGTGATTATACTCTTAACGATCTTGAAAAATGCTGTTTTACAGCTGTAGAAAGAAAGAACTTATCTGACTTTATAGGAACCATAAGCGCTGGCTATGATAGATTTAATAATGAGATAGAACGAGCTAAAAACGCTAATTATTATCTTGTAGTACTAATTGAGGAGTCATTGAGCGAGGCTCTTTCTTTTAATTATTTACCTCATATATCTAAAAAAATTAAAGCTACTCCAGAATTTATATTTCATAGAGTCAGAGAATTAAATCAAAAATATGATAATATACAATTCGTATTTGCTGACGGTAGAAAAAAAGCTTCTGAGTTGCTTATTAAGATATTAACTGGTGATTGTTTTCACAAGAAATACGACTTGCAATTATTGGTTGATTTAGGTATAATTTAATATGTGGTATTGTCCAGAAAAATATAATAAAAAAGATCTTGTAGATATTAATAAACAGCTACTTGAGGTCCACGGGCCAATGCTGGATAAAGAAGCTAAAATTAGTCTTGCTAAATTTTTAAGAGCAAATTTAGGTATTACAACAGAACTAATTAGTGGGATTAAGTTGGCTCCATATCAGGAGGTTAATTTAAAAGCATTCTTTAATCGAAATTTTAATATGTGTGTTTGGGGCCGAGGTTGTTCTAAATCTTTCATCGCAAGTGTTTACTGCTTTCTGCAATGTATTTTTGAGCCTAATTCTAAGATATTAATTGCTGGACCAACATTTAGAACTGCTAGAAATATTTTCACTAACTTAGAAAAAATTGTAAATAGTAAAGAAGCTCAATTATTACAACAAGCTTTTGGAGTCAAAAGTAAAAGAAACGATTTGTTCGAATGGGAAATTAATGGTGGTAATATTGTGGCTATTCCTCTTAATGGAGAAAAGGTACGAGGTTTTCGTGCTAATGTTCTTGTACTTGACGAGTTTCTTCTAATACCAGAAGATATTATCAAAAATGTATTAATGCCATTCCTTGTCGCTCCACAGAACATGAAAGAACGCATTCAGATCAGAGAAATGGAGGATAAATTAATTCAAGAAGGTTTAATGAAAGAAGAGGATCGAATGGTGTTTCCAAATAAATCAAAAATGATCGCTCTATCGTCTGCAAGTTATACATTTGAAAATCTTTATAAAACATATAAAGAATGGGTTAGTAATATCTATTCAGAAGAAGCCGTAAAAGATGCTACATATTTTGTCAGTCAAATGGGTTACGAGGCTTTACCAGAAGAGATGGTTGATAAAACTATCATTGAAGAAGCTCAAGCTGGTGGTTTAAGTCATAGTGGATTTTTAAGAGAATACTGCGCTCAATTTACAGATGGAAGTGATAGTTATTTTTCTGCAAAAAAAATGCATGAATGCACAATACCGGATGGAGATTCTCCTACCTCAAAAATATATGGAGATAAAGATAAGAAATATATTTTAGCTATTGACCCAAGTTTTAGCAACAGCCCAAGTTCAGACTATTTTGCTATGAGTATTATTGAATTAGATGAAGAAAAAAAAGATGGAATCCTTGTTCATGGTTACGCCGTAGCGGGAGGTGATTTAAAGGATCATATTATATATTTTCATTATCTTATGACTAATTTTAATGTTGAGATGGTAATTATTGATAACGCTGGATATCAGTTTATTGATTCTGCAAACGAAAATGAATTATTCCGTAAATCTGGAATTGAATTAAAATTTTTTGAAGTTAACTCTGATGCAGAAGGTGCAGAATATGATAGGATGATTAAAGAAGCAAAAAGACAATACAATAAAGAATCTAAAAAGATATGTTTTAAACAGATGTTCACTACAGAATTTATACGTAGATCTAATGAATATCTACAAGCTTCTATTGATCATAAAAAAATTTGGTTTGCAAGTAGAATATCTGCCAATGGAGAAGCGTTTGGAAGAGTTACTGGATCAAATATTAACGTAGAAAATACAGGATTTGATAATTTAATAGACTTTATAGAGAATCAAGATGATATGATCTACGCCACAAAAAAAGAATGCAGCCTTATCGAAGTAAGAAGTACAAGCCGTGGGATACAATCTTTTGATCTTCCGCAGCATCTTAAAAGAAACACTAGTGCACAAAGAGCTAGAAAGGACAGATATACCGCTCTTATGCTGGGTAATTGGGCGAGTAAGATATATTTTGATATGTTAAAAATGGAAGATAAAGTTGAAAATCAAACATTTAAGCCTATAATGTTATAAATAAGTGTAATTTTTAAAAATAAGTAAAAATGTCTAAAAAAGAAGAAAAAAGTCAAAAAAATACTAATGCTGTAGAAGTTGCCCCTCTTATGGCTGTAGCTTCATATAAAGAAGTTAAAGGCTCAGACAACAAAGTAAGAAGAAATAGATCTTCTACTATTGAAAGAACTGAGAGATATGCAAATATCACAAATGGGCTAATACCATTTAATAGATCTACGACTGGAAGCGCTTACAGTAGTTCTAATATGGACATAAGGGACGCGGTAATATTATGCCAAAAAGCATACTATAATTTTGCTATATTCAGAAATACGATAGACCTAATGACTGAATTTAGTTCAAGTAAAATATATTTTAAAAATGGGAGTCAGAAAAGCAGAGATTTTTTTGAGGCATTATTTGATAAAATCAATATTTGGAGTTTTCAAGACAAATTTTTTAGAGAATACTACAGAAGTGGAAATGTTTTCTTGTATAGATTTGATACAAATATTAAACAAGATGATTTAATTAAAATCACTCAAACTTTTGGAATTAGTAAAGCAGCATCTTTTACTCTACCATCTAGATATATCATCATAAATCCTGCCGACATACAAATTGCAGGAAACATAAGTTTTGTATCAAATAGATTCTATAAAATACTAAGTGATTACGAGCTAGAAAGGTTAAGAACTCCACGAACAGAAGAAGATGTAGAAGTATATAATTCTTTACCGCCAGAAGTCAAAGATGCAATTAGTAAAAAATCCAATAATGTTGTAATGCCATTGGATACGTCTAGACTTGTCGCAGTATTTTATAAAAAGCAAGACTATGAGCCATTTGCTGTTCCAATGGGTTATCCTGTTCTTGAAGATATTAATGCAAAAGCAGAATTAAGAAAAATGGATATGGCTATAAGTAGAACTATGCAACAAGCAATCCTATTGGTTACTATGGGCGCTGAACCAGATAAAGGTGGGGTTAATCAAAAGAATCTTGAAGCAATGCAAGCTCTATTTCAAAATGAAAGCGTTGGACGTGTATTAATAGCAGATTATACGACAAAAGCTGAATTTGTTATACCTCAAATTGCAGATATTCTCGATCCTAAAAAGTATGAAATTTTAGATAAAGATATTCAGATAGGGTTAAATAATATTTTAATAGGTAGCGAAAAATTCGCAAATCAAAGTATTAAGGTACAAGTATTTATAGAAAGACTTAAACAAGCTAGAGAAGCTTTTATCAATGAATTTTTATTCCCAGAGATAGTAAGAATAAGTAAAAATCTAGGATTCAAAAATTACCCAACACCATACTTTGAAGATATTGATCTTAAAGATGACATACAATATGCTAGAATTTATAATCGTCTTGTGGAACTTGGAGTTCTTACTCCCGAAGAAGGTCTTACGGCTATTGAAACTGGCCGTCTTCCAGATCCAGAGTCTTCCTTAGAAAGCCAGATAAAATATAAAGACCTACGAGATCAGGGATATTATACTCCACTAATTGGCGGTAGTCAGCCTCAAGCTGGGCGACCAACTGGTAGTAGTAGTCCACAATCAACTAAGAATATAAATCCAATTGGAACTGGTCAACAATCTAAAGCAGAATTTAGCGCTAAAAAAGTAAGTGAAAATTTTGTGCTAGCCTCTAAGCTAGAGGACCATGTATCTAATTTAATTAAAGAGAAATTTAATATTAAGAAATTAAATAAACAGCAAAAATCTATTGCAAATGATATAACAAAAATGATTGTTATTAATGAAAATAGCGAAAATTGGATAGAAAAAGCTAAGCAATATGTAGAAGATCCAACAGATAAAAATAAAGATAATCTAAATATTGTATATGATATATCTTCTAGTCATCAAGTAGATAATTATTTAGCTGGGATTTTAAAAGATAGTAAAATTTAATTTGGTATTCTAATTACTATAATACCACTCCTGCCTGACTGTCCTCC